CCCGATGCCGTGCCAATGGGTGCCGATGAATTGCATGGGCACCAAGGTCGAGATCATGAAGTTGTAGCATTTTTTGTGACGAAGCGCCGGAATGTTCAGCGCGCCGAGCTGGAGCATCATCGCCGTCGAGTGTTTCTCGAAATGGTGCCACGCTGGCGTGTTCACGATCGCTGGCAGCCCGACGATATAGGGATCGAGCGTCGGTTTGGGAGCGGTCGGCCATTCTGAGAGGGGAATGGCCGTGACCCAATCCCGCATCTGTGCGACGTCGATTCCATCCGCGATCTTCTCGACGAAGCCGCCGAATCGACTCATTTCGACTTAGGTTTAGGCGGAGCTGAGCCGGGCGCTGGCTTCTGGTCCTTCGGCTTGGGTTTCGACTTTTCCTTGCGTTGCTGTTTGTTAGCCATTGGTAGTCCCCTCCAATTGCTGCTGTTTGATGGCCGCCGCCTGCTGGCGGACGATCTCGAAGAGCGCGGCTCCGGGGCCAATAACGCCAGCAGCCATGAACGTGACGCCAAGGGCGTCGGCGAGGTCGCAGGATCGCAACCCGCGCTTCTTCATCATGTCTTTGCTCTCTATCACGATGCGGCCAGCCGAGTCTATGGCGTAGCGGACAGAACACAACTCGCCTGCGAGGTCATCGGAGATGTCACGCGGGACTTCGGAGAAACTAGGCTCTCCGTTGACGATCCAGTCGGCCATTTCAAGCCACAAGAAGTCGCGGAGGCGATAGGGTTGATGTTCGGTGTCGAGGCTGGAGCGGTTGGGCGCTTTCTCGGCGACGTTGACGCCGACCAGGATGAGGTTCTTGGGTAATTTGTCGGCGCGCTTCATTTCGCGAAGCCGGTCGTATGGCCCGGCTCCGAGCCCGCCGGAAATGTCGATGTGCACCGAGTTCGCCTGCCACTTGCGGATCATGTTCACGATGATGCCGGTGACGCGCATGGTGTCGAGTTTCGCCTCGATGCGGACGTGCTCGACGTTAGGTCCGTCCCTCAGCATAAACACCGTGCGGTCGTCGCCATAGCGGGCGACGTCCACGCCTAAGCGTCTATCGCCGGGCTCGACGTCATCGACATGGGGACGGGAGATGGCCGCCTCGACTGCATCGAGCGGGATGAGCGTGTCGTCGTCGGCCCGCGGGAATTCGCCGTCTGCGCGGACGCGCACGACGTTCGATCCTTCGCCGAATTTCCGTACCAGCCCTGGGCGATAGCCAGGAGCCACAAGTGGCGAGTCCGAACTGCGGAAATGGAGGGTGGTGAACTCGGCGCGGTTTTGTTTATGTGATGCTGCAAAATATCCCGTAGATCGGGTCGGATTACCGCCCATAAGAAGGGATGCATTCGGACTAGAAAGCGCACCCTCGGCCACTTCGAAGATCTTGTCGTGGACACCACCTGCCTCCTCGATCACGAACATGATCTGACCACGGTGGTCTTTCGTGTCGATCTTGGTTTCTTCGTCGATGACGATGGTGTTGCCGTCTTCGGAGATGGTGATTTCTGAGGCGTGGAAGCCTTGCAGCGCGTCGGGTTGTTCGGGCCTCGCGGTCCTGGCCACCGCGAACCACTCGCGGGGCGCGCCCATGCAGGAGATTTTATCTTGGGTGATCTCGAACAGCGTAGACAGCCAAAAATCCTGCGGCATGCCCCAGGCTCGTGACATATCGAGCGATCGCCGATACCACTTCGAGATTTCAGCCCATAAGATGTCGCGAAGCTGGACGGCGGACGGAGCCGTACAAGGCACCTTCGAATAATCGAAACATTCGAGTTTCCACCAAATGGCTGCTGCGAGTCCGGCGGATTTGCCGGTGCCGTGGCCCGAACGCGCCGTAACTTTCGCGCCGGGCTGCGCGATGGCGTTTAACAGCTCGCGCTGCTGGTGCGTCGGCGTGAGCCCCAAACGGTGCTTGGCGTAGTTGATCGGATCCTCGCGCCACGCCTCGCGCATTTCCTGGTAGGCTTCTTCCCACGATTTGGTGACTTCGGCCGCGGCCTCGGGATCGGGGGGATCGAACTGGCTCTTGCGGGCGGTGTAGGTGCGCCGAATCATTCTAGTCCTTGCTACGAACGGCTCGCAGGAGCGCGGTCGGCGGCTCAAGGCCAAGATCGTCGGCCTGTTGGTTCCCAGAAAGGGGGCCAAGGCGCAGGGATTCGGATTGCTTCAGGTACTGCTTGCCGAGCCAAATACCCATCGCGGCTGAGCGCTTGGCTTGGACGAACTGCATGCGTCGAAGTGACACACGTCCACTGAATTTGCCCTGCTCGAACGCCTCTTCCGCTTCAGGATGCTTGCGCATGAAGTCGCGCAGGGTGACGTCATGGACCTGCAAAACGCCAGCGACTTCCTCCAACGTACATTGGAGCGCCGAAAGGTCGCGTATGCGCTTGATGGTGGACTCGTCATTCACGAGCGCTGGCGGCCTGCCAGCGCCAACTTCACCAGATCCACGTCCGCCATTAACCTTGCCATTCCTACCGATTCTGACTGGGACCTTAATTTGGCCTTCGGCGATTGCATTCTCCATGGCGCGCTTCTCGGCTTTCTGAGAAGTGAGGTAGTGTGAATAACATAGCCCAAGCGCGAAGCCGGTTCGATCGCAATCCTCTACGGAGCATGTGCCCATAGTGAGCCTCGATCGCTGTGGCGCGCCTTTCTTTGCTCCAGGCATCTTCGATCTCTTAGCAAAAAGTGCTAGCAAATGGGGTAAGCCGTCGCTATACTATAGCGCACACAACCAGGGTACGGAACCGTACCGAAAAGCAGGTGAAACACGGGGTCGCCCCACACGACCACGAAAGATATCACCACATGCATGCGCATGCCACCTTGCCGCCCGTTCTCGTCCGCAAGGCGAAGCGGGCGGTTTCCTTCGCAGCCTTGGTGTTTACCCTATGGGTCATCTTTGGCGTTATGTTCACAGCAGCAACATCAAAGGGACGACTACTTGAATGGCGATCGAACCCAGCCTGGAAATCACCAACCTCAAGTCCCACGTCGGATGGCGGGGCGGTAAACCTGCCTACGTCGCCTTCTCGTTGAGGTCGGCCGGAGAAATTTTCGAAGACTCGCCGTCTTCGGTCGTGATTTGCGTCGTTCCGCCGTTAGCGGCGATCGCGGCGTGCTTCGAAGAAGCCGTGCAGTTTTTCAGTGGCGATGACGTCGCGCCGAGAGTCGCGAATTTAATCAGTGCCGATTAGTCGCCCGTGCCTCGGCGACTACTGGCGAAGGGAGTTCATGGTCTTGCCCTTCGCACGCGCGAATGCTCGGATGGTGGCGCGTCAGTCCAAACAACCGCCGAGCGTGGATGGCCCTCTTGGTTCCTATGGGTTGGATGAGGGCTCGATCCATGATCGGGCGGGGCTCAACGGCTCCGCCCGAATTCATTCCGGCGGCACGTCGAAGGCGACGTGGTGCATTCTAACGTTCCGTTTCCAGAACAGAATGTCATGAAACTGTCGGCCCAAGTGGTCAGGCTGCCCGTGGAGGATTACGCGGCGCTCGCCGCGGTCGCGGGGCCAGTCCTGCGGGCGCAGGTTGGCCGGGTCCCATTGGGACGTCAGTTTGGTCGTGGGCGCGGTCGCGCTGGACGTCTTTGAACGAGGTCTTCCCATTGAGCAGCGCCGCCTCCCCAGAGTAGTGCGTCCAACGCTTGATGGTGAGGTCGATCTTGCGGTCGGCGGGCTCGCCGACTACCAGCCGGTGCGGGCCGAGATGCCACTGATCGCCGGTCCTGGATACGACCGGCTGGGCGTCGTCGGCGGGGATGGCGGCGGCGTCGGCGGCGTCGTCGGCGGCGGGGTCGGCGGGGTCGCCGAGCCCCATCAGATCGTCCAGCTCGTCTGGGTCGAAGCCGGTCCAGTCGAGTGTGATCCCGAGGTCTGTCAAGTCGGATAGTTCTGTGGCCAGGAGGCCGTCGTTCCACTCGCCTTCGTCCGCGGTGCGGTTGTCGGCGAGGCGGTAAGCCTTGGTTTTTGCTGGGCTTAGGTTATCGGCGATAATGACCGGGACGTGGGTCATTTGCAGGCGTTTGGCGGCTAAAAACCGCTTGTGGCCGACGATAATGACCCCTTTGCCGTCTAAAACCAGGGGCTGGAGGAAGCCGAACTCCTTAATGGACGCGGCGACTTTCGCGATCGCTTTGTCGGAAATGAGTCTTGGGTTACGGGAGTAGGGTTTAGGCCGGTCGATGGGCCACAGCTCGACTTTCATGGGGGCGGAGCCGAGCCGGGCGGCGGTTTGAGGGTGGGCGCTTGGGTAGTTTGGGCTTGGGGCGGGCCGCATTGGTCCATTTCGCCGACGTGGCACCAATGCGTGGCTGGCGGCATGGCGTGGCCCAACCAGGATTGGACGGGGTAGCAGCCCGGTTGCAGGCTCCGGTGCGGGATGTCCGCGTAACTGCCGGATTCGCCTTTAGGCCCGAAATAATGCAAATGACAGATCCTGGGGTCACCAGGGTGGATGCGGATCACGATCGCGGCGTGCGGCTCGAAATATTCCTCTGGGTGGTGGCCGATATGCGGGAAGAACCACACTGTCTGACCAACGTGCGGATACATCGACTTGGGAAAGGACGGGAAGTCCACGGACGGCGGCGTAGGGGCCGGGCCAGCGGGCGGTGGCGGCTTGATCTCGCCGATGCGTGGATCTTGCATGGACAGGAGCCTACCACGGGAAAATTGAAGGGTCACGCCGATTGTGCGTGTTATTTTTTTTTGAAAAAAATTTTGGAATTTTGAAAATGAGATTCTGATGTCGAGCTGTCCGACCCCAGGCCCGGCGCGACCCGACCGGACCTGTACCACCCTTAAGGGGTCCCGCGCCAATAGGCCACAGACGACGAGGACGACGTCGGCGGCCGACGTCGCCGACGTCGGGCCACCGAGCGGCGGCAGCGCCGAACGGCCGCCACGGGCCAACGTCGAGGCGCTGGCGCGACTCGACCCTAGGTGGTGGCCACGGCCACCACCACAACCGATCAACCACATAATCTATGGTTGATCTCGACTGACGACGCAACTCGCGTCCAGGTGGTGACCATGAGGTGTGCAACCGGCTCAGCACTCGGTTGTCTGTCAAGCTAATTCGTTGAAATGTTTTTCTTTTTTCGGCTTGTCTCATTAGGGCAAGCCCTAGTGCTACACCTACCCATGGTTGCCGATTCGCGGCCGGTATGCGCTAGGCGCATAGCGCCAAGCTCGCGCTCTACGTGCGCGCGCCTCCGTGCGCACGCGCAAGATGCATCAGGTTTCCAGGATCGACCGGCATTGCCGATCAGAAAATGCGATCGAGATCTGCGATTGTTTTTTCTGATCGCCTGCGGCCGACCGATCACAAAATGCGATCGGACACGACGATCGTTTTTCCTGATCGGCCGATGCCGATCGATCAGAAGATACGATCGACATTTTTTCTGATCGCCACCTGGTCGCCGATCAGAAATTGTGATCGCCACCTGGCGACCACCGCAGCGATGGCGCGCAGGATCATGGGCCACGGCCGCCGAACGCCTAGCGCGCTCTGCATCCGACAAGCTTTAGCTAGCTACTGTCAAGTCTTAGCTACCCGTCTTTCGCCGATCTGCAACAGCGCTTCAGTCTGTTCCTGCGCCGTCAATGCGTCCCACGCGTGCCGCGCCTTATTCGCCGCGCGTTGCATCGCCTTTTTCGTTTCGACGTCCGGCGACGTCGCATATTCGCGTGAGAGGTGCTGGTGCCAATTCGAATGTTTAATGTAGTTAAATAGTCTCTGAGGTTTATTATCCTTCATCGTTCGGTCCCTGGTTGTGCTCCAGCATTCTAGCATTTTTCGCTAAATTGACGAAGCGTAAGCCTAGCTTATAGGTTTGCAGGTTTCTTTAGGTTAGCCATGGTCTCGGCCGCCCAGAATTGTCAGATTCCCAGATCCCAGATTCCCCATATATTAAATATATATTTACTTGCCAATTTCCCGGAATCGCTATGATGAAATACCTAAGAAACCTAAGAAACCTAAGCCGCTGAGCCTTAGTTTTTCATTAACGCTAACACGTTGATGTTAAAGAGATTGTTCTCCGGAAATTGCTATTTCCTGCAATCAAATCTTGCAAGTTTTGCTAAATCGGCCTATGTTGAAGATGAAAGGACGACATGAGGCGAAGCACTCCCCGCCGCTACCATAATGAGAGTGCAGTGCGCTGATCACCCAGAGGAACGGCATCCCACCAGTGGCGACTGCCTAGCAGCCAAATTCGAAATTTCTGGCCCGTGCGCACCTAAACAAACCTAACGGCCGCCTCGCGACTACGCGAGTGCGGCCTTTGGCGCGTCCACTATCGGGCGCACACATTTATGGAGATTCCATCATGGCAACCGCCGCTGAACTCGCCACGAAAATCGAAGAACTTCGCGCAGACCTCGCTGTCAACGAAGCAACGATCAAAGAACTCCGCGACTCGCTGAAGTCTTTGGTTGCGGAACGTGATCAGATAATCGAGGCAATCGCCGCAACCAAAAAGGCGCGATTTTCCGCGATACACGCAGAAGAAAAAGCCGCAAAAATCGCCGCACTTCGCGCGGAACTCGCCAAGCTCGAAGGCGACTCCGCTAGTGTCGCTGGCGAGCCGACTCCGGTTTTATCTTTGGTAGCCTAGCTGACTAGCCCAAATCGGCCGCCTCCGTGCACAACGGAACGCGGCCTTTGGCGCGCCAGCGATTCGACTGGCGCTAAACCCATAGGACCATACGACCATGACTCGCATTCTCCCTATCGCCGCAACCGCAATCTTTGCGTTTGGCTTTTTCGCCGTTCCCGTGGCCTACGCCAAGAAAAACCCGCTCTGCACCGAGGCGACTCAGTTGATCAAGGCAACGGTTCGCGCGCGTCAGGATGGCACGCCGAAGGCGCAGTTGATCGCGTTGACGGCCGCCATGGACGCCGAAGCCGCGGAACGGACAAAGGCGATTATCGAGCAAGTCTTCAGCAACGACTTGTTTAAGTCCGTGCCGCCGCAAACCGCTGGCGCATATTTCTCCGCCACTTGCAAGTAAGCCGCTCCATCGGCCGCCTCGTTGCAAAACGAGTGCGGCCTTTGGCGCGCCTACTCCTCCGTCCTCACCCAACCCAACCCGAGGCTCACGCCATGCATACATTGCTTTGGTTCGCTTTCGCCGTCGCCGTGACTTACGGACCCTATGCTCTCGCGCTGACCGGCCATGAGATCGTTTCGAACCCGAATCCGAACGAGACTCCGCAATACGTCAACAATTTCATTGATTACGACTAGCCGACCGGCCGCGCATTCGAGCGCGGCCTTTGGCGCGCCAACTACTCCAACCCAACCCGAAGGCTAAGATCATGCGCACGCAAACCGTGACCGAATCGCGAGTCCACGCCACTAGCGAATACAGTTATTTCGCCGACGCCGACCAGCTTGGCTTGCAGCCCTTCTCGATGCCAGCAGTGATTCCGACCCAGCTTGGAAACGCCGAGCCATTCATATTCCAGCGCGCGGAAATCGACCGCTATTTCTACTGGCAACTGCACGGATTCATCGAACTGATCGTAAAAATATGACCCGACCGGCCGCGCCCAATAAGCGCGGCCATCGGCGCGCCTGCTATCACACCCAGGAGTCAACCATGATCCGCATCGTTTTTAACAAGCTGCTCGGAGGCTGGTACGTCGTGCGCGGCCCGCATCAAACACCAATTTCCGGCCGTTTCGACACTAAGGCCGACGCGCAAGCTTGGCTCAACAAATCCCGCAAGTAAGCCGACCGGCCGCCTCGTTGCCCAACGAGCGCGGCCATCGGCGCGCCAACCCAATGGGAGTCCAGTCCATGCTATCAAATTGGAACGTCACATCTTCGTTAGCTACACTCGAAAGTTCCGAGGACGGCGATTATGCCGATTGCGGTTTCGAATTCGAAGGAACGAGTTTCCGCTCTGCTATTCGTTGTTTCGGCGACATCGCCGAGTCGGCCGACTCGTGGCCAGTTGACGGCCGCGTGCGCTGGTTCGATTCGCCGATAATCCAGGATCGAGCACACTTCGAGCTGGGTCACGAGCGCCACTTGTCCTTGCATATTCCAGCCCAGATCACCCCGTCCAGCCGTCGCCGACTGGCGCGTCTGCTAGGCTTGCAAGTAGCTGATCCAGACCACGCTGCTTTTCTCAAGTTCTACGCTCGTGAGCGTGAACTCGCGAAACAAGAGCCGCCCTATCCCTTCTGCATCCAGCCGGAGATCTGCTGCCGACTGGGCCACTGCCCACGCAACCCAAATTGTGGAGACTGATCGACCGGCCGCGCCTCGACCCCGAGCGCGGCCATCGGCGCGTCATCGAATGAAAGGTCAAGAGCATGTCATCCAAAGCCTTAGTGAAAAACATCGTGACGACACTGTACCGCAAAAACCCGCATACGGG